ACGGATTGCGTTCATCAAAGAAAAGTTACGAACTTCTTTCTTTGTTAGGCCAATCTCTTGTGTGTCTAGTGGCGCGTTTCCGATTGCTTCCAACAATTCACCACGGAATTCCGCTAGTGAACGGCCATTTGCAACCGCTTCGTCTGCCATGTCGCGCTTGTTGTGCTTTGCTGCCAAGCGATACATTTCGGCTGTTTCTTTAGCTGCGGAACGTGCTGCATCTGCGCGAACCGCTTCTACGTCAACTTGAACTTCTTCAGTCATTGTAGTTTCCTTTGTTTCAGATTGAATTTTAGGTTCTGCGGGTGGCTTCTCCGCTGCACGACCTACCCCGACTGTCCTGTCTGCGGGTATGCTTACAACCGATACTTCCATTGGTAGCCAATTATCAACACGGTAGCTACCCGTGCCTTCCTCGACCATGCTGTTGACATGATAGCCAACACTGATGTTGCTTCTGATACCATCAACAACATCTTCGAAAACCTCTTTAGCAAGCCCATTTCTTCCGAAACGAACAGTCGCGCGTAACCGCCGCGCCGATCCATCGAGGTTTACGTCTTCAACTACGCCAATTTGTTGACGTGGATCGTGATCCAACAACAATGGCATAGTGCCTGAACGCGCAAAGCTAAGATCAATGCTGCGTTCATTGTGATCCAATATTTCATTCCCAAAGCTGCGTTCAACAGGTTCTTCGCTAGATACAGCAATGCGAACTGTGCGCTTTTCTTCATCGACAACCTTGGTGTCGAACATCATACCGCGCGTTTCCATCTTTTCGCGGTCAAAGCGTTCCTTGTCTTTGTAGCCGCGTTCTGCCGTTTTGGTCAGTGTGGAAAAGCGGTGGCCGACCATCTGGCCAGATGCTTCGTAGCCATCTTCGCCTTCGCGGTACACTTCGATCAGCGCAGCGGGGTCATCCGCATCGCCGTTGATCGTGAAATCACTGTCCGGCACATCAATAGACCCGTCACGCTCTATGCGGTCAATCTTGCCATAGGCTTCACCACCTGAACTATCCCAGCTAACGAAATCGCCAACATTTAGTTCATCAGGTTCCGCACGAACTTCATCAGTCATTGTTTCATCCTCAATATCTGGCGATATTGTATCAGATTTTTCCATATCTTGCATAGTGCGTTCCTCTTTCTTCAGACGTTCCGCAATTTTACGGCTCCATGAATACCCAGCATCACCGCCCCACAAAGCCCACGCAATGCGCCCATTTGACGGGTAGCCATCTTCACCTTGGCTAAATCCTTCAGCCTGTTTGTCGACTTCATGGCGGCTGAAAAACGAATACATCCGCTTGACCGTATCATCTGATAGGTTTTTGCCATTCACGATGTCACGCGCACGGGCAATGCCCACTTCAGTGCCGCCACGCCCGTATTCCTTGCGCCAATCAAGCCCACGTTGGGCTTCTGTCACCATTCCGCTAGTCGGCTTGTGGGACATCTTCACCCTCCGCTGGTACAGGCAGTTTATCACCGAATGGTTGATAAGCCATATTCAGGCCATATTCATCCGCTGTTTCCTTATCACGCTGGATTTGCGCAAATGTATCTTCAGCATCGCGGCCATAGTTGGCGGCAATGTCAGAATGGCTAATGATGCCGTTCTGTAGCCCAACAACCGCTGCATTCATTTCCTTCAGTGGGTCAACCCATTGGAAACCGCGACCCCGCCAAGTCACATCTTGTGTGAACTTGAACATCTTTGTTTCACCAGTGATCGGGATGTAACCAAAGCTGGTTACGTTTTCCAACCACAAGCGATATAGCGGATCAAGGAAGTGATCTATCATAAAGCGGTGCAATGTTTTGTAGAAGTCACGTTCTTCAAGCGCACCTTGGCGAATTGATGAATAGCTTGTGCCTTCCAAGTCGTTGGCTAGTGATGTGTAACTAACGCCCAAACCACCAGCTATCCCGCGAAGTATGGACTTTTCAAAGTCAGCAAATGCGCTTGTCGGGTGGGAGGGGTCAAACGCCTTGAAATCAACTCCGGCGGGTAGCTGGTGGAATGAACCCGCTTCCGCATCGTAGATGGGAACTGTGTTATCGGCATCGTCAAAACCGTCTGCCGTAAATCCGTCACCCGCTGGTGAAGTAAAGAAGCCCATTTTTGCTGCGCCTGTACGGGCTGCAATTAATTCAGCTTCACGATAACCGTGCAACATCTTCAGCGAGGTAATCGCCGCCGATGACCAAGGAACGCCGCGCGTCTGGCCAGCACGATCTGGTTTATAAATGTGCATCATTTCTGATGCTGGAATGACTTCATATTTGCGTTCATTCGCCGGCAACATATAATCATAGTCGCCTTTATGGTAAGTCAGAACATGATAGGCCGTTGGACGGCGGGTTTTCTTATCCAACTCAACGCCCATGCGGATTGAATTGCCATTTGGTGCTAATTCATTCTTTTCTTCGTCAACGCGGTCTGGTTCGATCACCTGAACGGCAATACCGTGGCGCAAATAGTTGCCTTTTACGACCTGAAGGAACACTTCGCCATCACGGGCCAATCCAGTGATGATATGGTTGCACAAATCAACCATAGACATCTTTCCATCTACAGTTGGGCCACCCATACGGCTAAATTCGCGCCATGCGCCTTCAATGATGTTATTTCCAGCCCGATCAAGGCTATTATCAGGGTTTCGGCCACGAACTTGCACGTTAAATCCGTTTTCGCCTACGACATTGACGCGAAGAAGCTGAAGATAACGACGAAAATATTCATTATTTCGCTCCAAATCTCGACTGCGATTACGAATATCCCGTAAAGCCCACCGAATTTCACTGTCGGCACTTCGGTTTGATCCGACGAAATCCGCGAATAATCGGCCTTTTGCGGCGGCTGCATAGTTGCGCTTTGACGGTTTGGCCTTATTAGACCGCCGAAATATGTCCATAATGCCCATTAGCTAAACCTAACTTTTACCGTGTTTGCGCTTGCTTTGCCGCGTTTTATCAATTCTTCGCGCTGATGCTGTAAAACTTCGCGTTTATAACGATCCCGCGCCACCATAAGTTCATCAAACGACATTTTGGTTAGGGAACGGCCAGCAATTGAATAAGAACCAACGTCACTGTCGGCTTTTCCTTCCAAGATGGTTTCAATCTTGGCTAACATGATGTCAGCATGTGTTCTGGGGTCTGATGCGTTGACATCTAGGTCTGGGATGGCTTCAAATTCACCGCGTTCAACTACAAGTCGATTTCCAGATGACGTTTCAGTGATTTCTAGCTGCCAGTGATAACGTCCAACGGCAAAATCGGCTGATGTTGTGCTATCAACGGTGAATAAATAATAACCACCCGTTTCTGTGCCAGCTAATTTTATTTCGTTAGACCCGCCGCCGGTTATACGCGCAACATATTCAGCCGAATGTGTGGCTGTTGGATAATCTTCGGCAATATTTGCCTTTTTCCATTGGATAAAATCCCCGACAACGATCTGTGTTGGTTCGCCTTCGGGTGCGTTTGCTGCATCAAATAAATTCGCCATATTTTACCTATACCCGTGAACGAACGAATTGCGGCGGGGCATGGAAGGCCGCCGAACGTGCTTTGGTTGTGCCGATTGTACACTATTTTGTGCCTTTTTTGCAATCGCTTCCATATTTATGTTCAAAAGTGCCAATGCAGCGGTTGCATATACGCGGCAATCAAGTGCTTCGTTGCGTGTTCTGATCTTCACCCATTCCCGCCTTGGCCGACCCTTAAAGTAGCGCACAACCTTCTTTTCAGCCGTCAACATGCGGAAATATTCTTCTGATCTGTCGCTTGGGAAATGACAGTAGCCATCCATTTCATCTGTTACCTTCAATCGCGCATAAACCAGTTCCTTAGCCGTATCTGTGCCAACAGGGAAAAGGTTAATTTTGCCTATATTGTTCTTCGATGGCCGTCCTATGATTGGCTTTCCTTCACCACCAACACCCTTGATAGCAAAAACACGCTTTCCGGCACGGTTCTTAACGTAATTATACACCGCTTGCGTAAAGTGGCCACCACTATCAATGCAAGTCGCACGAATGGCCATTTCGCCGCGTTCTGGATGCGTAAATGTTTGGCTTAGTGCCTGATCGAAGTCCATCCAAAGCTGCGCAGTCGATGGATCGCCGTATATTTCACGGTATTCTAGCGAATAACTGGCCTCAGTGCGCGTCCATCCGACTAATTCATAGGCAATACGGTCATCTTGAACGTCTGCACCACAAGTGATCAAAAGAACATCATCCGGCAACTGATCGCCCCAATCTGTACGCCGTGCAATCAGATCATATTCATCAATGCCTTCGCCTTGTTCTTCGAAGGTTTCGCCAAGCGTTGTGTTGATCCATGTGCGCAGTCGCATTGGGTCACTTTTAGCTTGTAGAAAGTCCCGCGCAATATCAGCCAAGGGTGTCCAAGGTGAATATAGGCCAGACAAATGAAAACCAGCGGTTTTACCGTCACCTTCAGCCGTTTTGCGCCATTCACCCGCGCGGATGGCTCTCCACCGATCCGCATCACTCCAAAGTGATCCGCAATGCTCACATGCATATTCTGCCGTATTCGGGTTTTTATCTTGCCAGTGAACTTGCGCCCATTTCAATTCTTGATGTTCATCGCAGTCTTTGCACTTCACGAAATACTTGCGCTGATCGCTATCGCCATAAGCCGCTTCAATCCGGCTGGCATTCTTTTCCGTTGGCGTTGATACCAAGATAATCTTGCGGTTCCAAAATGTCGCACTCCGCTTCTTCGCCAAGCTAACGGGATCACCTTCAGTTCCGGCTGATATTGGGTAGCGGTCAACTTCGTCGCACAAGATGATGCGACATGGGCGGGATGCCAGCGATGATGGTGAATTTGCGCCACAAGCTGTAACGTGACCGCCAGCGAACACTTTGTGCAATGTTGTGTTGCCACTGTCGCGTGATCTTGGGTCTTTTATCTTTTCGGTCAAAGCTGGGGTGTCGCGTATGGCTGGCGCAAGCCTATCCTTTGACCAAGTTTGTGCCATTTCTAATGTCGGCTGCACAACAAGCATTGGCGCAGGGTCTTGATGGATGTGAAACCCAACAACATTGTTGATTAGTTCAGTTTTGCCAATCTGCGCTGCCGTCATCAGTACAACGGTTTCAATATCTGGATCACTGACCGCATCCATCATGCCACGCTGATATTCCGCACGGCTGGTTGACCAACGGCCAGCTTCAGCCGAACTTTCTGATGATAACTGCCGGTAAGTGTCGGCCCATTCAGACACAGTAAGTTTGGGCGGCGGTGCTAGTGCCGTTGCCATAACTTCCTGAAGCCGTCTGCGCAGCTTTTCAGTCTGTTGTTTGTCTACCGTATCCGACCAATTCACTTAATGCATCCTGCATGTTTAGTTCGATTAATTCCTTGGCTTCTTTCACGTTTGCGCTTGCGTGAACTTCAGCCGCTATTTTGGATGGCATCGCTAGTAGTTTCGTTTTTGCTTTAAGTAGTTGCGTTTCGAACTCTTTCGCCACCTTTTCGATATAAACCAAGTCACCGCGTTCAATCGCATTTTCCATTTCTTTGGCATCAGCTTGTTCTTTCGCCAATCGCGCACGTTCAGCCCCCAAGTCTAAGTCACCAGATGCAGCGCGACCTGAAGCAATCGCGCGGAAATGTTTGATGTACTGCGCACGGACTTCATCAATATCGTATTG